AATTTCATCTTCTGTAGGTCCTTCATCCCCAATATAAGTACGAGGCTCGTCGTCTTTTACGGGGTCGTATAACGGATGACCGGGACCAAAAGGAATACCGTCAGGGCCCGTTGTATATTTCGGTGTTGTTGCTTTTGCCATTATTTCTTCTTAGCTTGTTCCATTTTTTCACGAGATATTTGCGCTCTCAGTGCCGCAATGTCTTCTTGACTGCGCATCTTCTCTTCATCAGTCTCTTCTCGCACGCGCATCTTCTCTCGTTCAAGATCTAGTTTCTCTTCGGCTATACGCTTATCGTCTTCGTTCTCTTGTGATCTTATCATAAGTTCTTCTTGTTTCAATGCCAATACACCCTCGTTGCCTTCTGCTACATCCATAATTTCGTTTATTCGTGGCATTAAATCGTCAAGTAAACCGGCTTCAGTTTGTGCTTTAAGTTGCTCTCTCATAGGGTTAGGCGGCATAGGTGGTGCAGGCATTCCTTGTTGTTCTGCCATGATTGACTGTTGCATCATCTGTTGTTCTTGCATCAGTTGCTGTTGTAGTTGAGGGTCTTGCTGCGCCATTTGTTGTAGTTGTTGTTCTGCGATCTGTTCTGCTTTAAACGCAACGTGTTGAAAAATGTTAGATAACAATGCTGTAGACACCATTGGATTCATTTTCGCCATGGCGTTTTCTAAAAACGTAATGTGCGACTCTATGTGCGCATCGTGGTCTTGGTCTGGAAAAGCGGTTAAAGGCGTACCCATCATTGCCGAAGCGTTCTCCAGCGCTGGACTTACCGGCATTGGAGGAGGTGGATCGGGCATCAAAAGTGCTTCGATGTTCTCTGATCCCAACGCAGTATACATTCTGCGATAGGCTTCTTTCATGTTGTGTATTTCTGGGTTGCTTTGCACCAATTGTAACTCTTGTTGCGCAAGTGAGATACGTTGTGCAAAAGAGAAAAAGTTTGGATCAGATACTGGAATGACATCAACGCGGCCATCGAAGTCCGCTTGTTTTATCATTTGGTCTCCGCCAACAACCTGATAAGGATATTCTGGTGGTAGATACTCTGAGAATACTCTCGATAAAATTCTAAATTCTGTTTTTTGTGCGTAATGCAGTCGTTTGTGAACCGCGGACATGACCTTGGTCCCCTGTTCCATGAGTGCTAATGTCGTTCCGACTGCCGCTTGTTCATTGCCTTCGCCAACTTGCATGTCTGTGATGGCAGCGAAGCGCTGACCGGCTTCTACACAAAAGCCCATTAAATTGAATAAGGTTCCACTTGGCTCTTTATAAGGGAGAGGCATCAAAGAATCTCTTAGAGCGCCCCCCGGTGCGTCCACGTCTCTAAATTCACCGGGTTCTAAAGGTGTCTCATCATCCCTAATTCTTATGCCTCTGGCTTTAAAACCAGCCGGGAGGTTGGACAGGGTTCCTGCGTCAACGAGTTGTCTAAGCGCCGCTGTTGCGGTTCGAGAGAGTCCTCCGATCATGTGGATTAAACCAAAGCCGTAGAAACCCAGTCCTGGGAGAAACTTGTAATGAACAAAATAAGTAACTTTTTGTTTTAGTGGATCGTCTTCATAATAGTTGCGTCTAATTGACAACACTCTTCCGGACGTTCTGTCAATTGTAATAATAAAAGGCAGGTGCAATCCGTCTGGATCTTCAAATCCTGGCATTTCCATGACCACATGAAACTCCAGTAGTTCATACATCATGTCATTGCCCGCGCCACTAATGCCTTCAATCTCTTCTATCTTGTCTTGCGATACGGTTTGTGTGGTGTTGTAAGCTGGTGTAATCTCTATGTCACGATAAAATCCAGACAATTGTTGGTTGCGAACTTCGTTATAGTTCATTTTAACGACGTGTGTAATTCTACTGCATGTTTCTAAATCACTCGCCGCATACGGCACAACCAAATCCTCTACTGGAACAAACTTACTGACTGCTCTTTGCAGTGAAGGATCGTAATAAACTTTTTTAAATGCAGAACCGGCCAGTGGTAAATAAAATAACAACTGGTCCATCTCAGGTGTGTACTCTTCCATAACACACGTGATTTCATAATTCATAAACTCGCGCACACGATCTGCCTGCGCTTCTACTTCTGGTGTTGCCGCACCAATGATTTCTGTTTTTACAGGGCCTTTTGCTGGAAGTAGTTCTTTAAACGCCTGTGCTTGAAATTGTGTGACCGCTTCCGCCAACAAGGGGTGTGTTACGCCACTGGCTCCGGGAAAAGGTCTGTCTCGGTCTTCATACCTAAACCCAAGCAGGTCCAGTCCTTTTACATAAGTATCTTCCCATTCGTCACGACTCATTCGATCTTCTTCAAAATCGCCCATGAGTTGCGCCGATAATGCACCGAGTTCTCCCTCATCCATGTATTCCGCAAGGTTTGCGTTAAATGGAATCATGGCCTCGACGTTCATTTCGTCTGGCATGAAGTCAAGAACAGCGCTGCCGTCTTGAGCAAAGTTGACTTCAATATCCATGTCTTCCGGAAGAGGTGCTTCGATTTCAACCTCTTGACCAGCCTCAATGTCTAGGTCAATAAGATCCGTGACCCGATCAATATTAGTCGGCTGTTTAAATTCATCTACCATGTGTTTCTAGTATACGCCTGTAAAGTTGGTGCCTCTTTCAGCGGCTCTACCGCCTTTAGATTTACCTTTTCCGGCGCCCGGCTGTGGTCCTTTGCTGGTTTTCATTTCTGTTGTTTTTGCGTAAGGAACAGAACCTTGGCCTTCTATTTCCAAGCCTTTGATTATTTTAGGGGCTTTTGCCATTTTATTTCTCCGAATGTGTTTAAGTAGTTTATATAAGTTTTAGGGTCTTCGCAAACGAGTATTGTTCGTGGCTATAAGTCCACCTATCCCCTTTTTAGGTATTTGTTTCGCTTGCCACTCTAAGTAGCGGTCATAGTCTGCTTTTCTCACATAGCTTCCTGTTGACTCATCGGGGGCAAAGTTTCCCACTCTTTCGTACCAAGACTTCAACTTTTCTGTTCTACTTGTATGAAGTTTCGGATTAAAGGTGTCTGGTTTTTTGGCCAAGCGCTCTTTCATATCAGTTATTTGTTTAGCAAATTTATCTGAATAGGGTGTGCCTCTCATGTTTTTATCCAGTTCTGCATAATGATCTGTTAATACCGACTGTCTTTGTGTTTTCCAATTTGACATAAAACCAGGGTTCATGTAGACGTCGATGTTCAGTTTATCTAAAGTAGGCCCAAGTTGTTTTATTGCTCTTTGTCCTCCGACCGGAGTGTTAGAACGCAACTGACCCACATAAAAAGGATTATCAATAATGTCGCCCATTTTTGGGTCCATGGTTATTTTTAATACTGCGTCTGCCATGCCGTCTTTCCCGCCAACTATTATGTCCATCCCCAAATCAGGATCGGTTGAAAACCCTTGTGTGTCTTTTAAATCTCCTCTGGCATGTGCTTTATTAAAGAAATAAATCTTTCCCTCTTCTAAAACTTGTGGGTTGTTTGTGCCGGGCTTAAATCCTTTTAAGGGTATGAAACCCTCTGCTTTTAAAGCGTCGGTAACTTTTTCCATGTTGTATAAAACGCCCGCTTTAGAAAGATCGTCTAATCCTCCGTACAATTTTTCTCTGGTTTCTCTAATGTAGTCGTCTGCCACATCTTCTATTTTTTTAATTTTAGTGGGAGCAATTCCCCACGGGTTGCCTTTTTCAGCTTTTAGTGTTTCCGCTAGTTTCTTTTGTTCTTCCGCTTCTTGTAAAACCTCTCTAAAAGTTTTTCTTTCTGCTCCTCCTACCGCCTTTGCTGTTTTGGGAAGCAGTCCTTGTTTGATTGCTCGCTCAATTTGTTTTTCAATAAAAGGCCCGCCTTTAGTTGTCATCCCCAAAACACCGGCTTTTAGTAGCAACTCGGGGTTGGCAAAGCCTCCTGCTACTTCTCCGAGTGCTTCTAAGCCACCTCCTTCGCGTCCCAGTCCCATTTTTTCTGCAAGGTACTCTCCACCAAAAGGCGCAGAAAAATACTCTACGTCTTTAAACTGTTCGGGATACATAATTTTTAAAGCTGCTTGGCTCAAGTCCGCTGGCATACCAGCCAGGAGCGGTAGGCCTCTGGCAACGCCTCTGCCGAATTTTCGATAACCCTCTCTTTCTGCTGCAACAGCTTCTTCTGTTTGGTTAGGGCCTACGCCATACTTACTGAAGAAAGGTGCCAGTAGTTCTTGGTCGCGTTTTTCCTGTTCTGTTGCCATTAATAATATTCTTTTCTAGGGGGTTTATAATCGTTGTCCATCAGTTCATCTGATTCTAAAGCAATAAAGCCGCCTTGTCGATAACGCAACAGCGCTTGTGTGGTCGAATCCACCAAATCATCATGGTCGCCAAAAGGAAAAGCAGCACACTCCTCTATCAGTTCTTCCGCCCACCTTTTGTCCGGGGCCCAGACCATTCCAGCCTCTAATATAGGAGAAACGGCATTGACTCTTGCCACTTTGTCTTGTCCTTTGTTCGGCGAATAGTTGAGCACGGGTATTCCTGTTTGCCTCAATTCATGTGTCAGCGGCATACCACTGGCCTTGGCTTCAATAATCACAATATCAGGTTCCCAATATTCGTATTGTTCAAACGCAATGTTCTTTAGTTCTGGAAAATTCCAGCGTCCTTTGCGTACATTCC